AAACTGGAACCTGAAGTTGAAAACCTAAAAACTGGAACCTGAAGTTGAAAACCTAAAAAATTTGGTGGGCGCGGTATACTATACAGGGACCGAACGGAGCGGGGGAAGTCCCCGGGGGCAGCTCGCTACCGGCACCACGACGGTCGGGGCAGGACGCCACAAAGCAGGCGTCCACTCCCTCCCTCTATTAACATCGTTTTGCGCTCGGGGGGAACGCAACAAAGGCAGGGTCGGGGTCCTGGCGACAAACCAAGGTACGCATCTCTCCGTCAGTGGCCCCAGCCGCCTCACCACAAGCCGGAAGCACCCGCACTGGTATGTTACCATTCCCCAGATCGCCACAGGCCTCTCAGGGCCACAGACTTCGAGATGCGGTGCGCCAGCCAGTCCGGTGTCCGACCTCACGGTACGATGAGCTGTATGAGTGAGCATATCCTATCCGCCCGGCCACCGGCTGGCTGACATATCTTATTCCCGCCCACCCACCCGGGTTCCCCGCAACCGATCCCATTGTGAGATACGTCGGAACGTGTACGGCAGCTCTGCGCTCAATGCCCGGTTGTGGACAGGTCCACCATCTGGTAAAAGCAGGAAGAACATCGCGCCCAGAATAGGGTGTCCTACCCTAAAGGGTAGGACACCCTACTTTTTGAGCGATATTTTGAGGTCGAGACCTCGTCTCGGGGCCTATCATGCCTTCGCTTCCGGATTTCAGGGGTGAGAGCGTGTCAGCTCACCGGTACTCTACCATCCTCGGTCTCTTACCGAGACCAGAATCTTCCATCGAAGCCTCAAAACGAGAAGTTCGGACGTTACATATTTCGAACATTTTCCAGTTCCTCCCTGACCTCCTGATAAATACCATTCCCATATATATCCACCGCAAGACGTCCGAACTTCTACCGAACGTCGCAAAGCAGGCCCCGAACTTTGTCCGCATGTCCTACCGACGTCCGTTCTGGGCGATGGCGTGGCGACCTCAGGGAGCCACGCATCGCCCACGGAACGGGCACATTTACCGAAGTTCGGACGTTCGGATACCCCTATAGGAGTCCGATGTCCGAACTTCGATCCAGTTTCTTCCAACACCACTTCGGGCGTCCGGGCGTCCACCCACTCTTTGGCACCCCACCCCTGTGGTTTCAGTAAGCCGCTTACGGATTTCGGTCCCCCTCAATCGTAATCGGCTAACTTCAACCATACAGGGTTGAGGCACGTCGAGCGGGTCCCGGACTGACGCGTGAATCTCCACCTGTGACCGACCACACTGTGAGATACGTCTGAACGTATACGATACCTCTACGCTCAATGCTCGGTTGTGGGCAAGCCCACCATCTGCTACTGCCGTCCGCAAGGTACGTCTGAACGTATACGACACCTCTGCGCATAATGCATAATTCGGATGTGGGCCTGCGGGCCCAGATTTTATTTTTCTTGCGCCAATTGGATACTTTTGGCAAATGATGCGCTGAACGAAGCTGTTCGTGTGGTCGAAAAAGAGAGCATTGTAGTGGGGCCTGTGGGATACCGAAGGTTTGCCAAAAGTACTGCTCACGACGTTCGTCGAACAAGTTCGACCGGCTAAGTTAGGTCTAGGAAACCACAATACGGTTTCCGAGACCTACTAAGCCGGCTTCCAATGGCCGCAAAGGCGACCCCTCCCTCGACGCCGCTTCTGAATTAGATAGCGTACACCTTTGATCGGTACCCCGCGCCCTGTGGTACGTTATCTCTCTAAGTCGGGGCCTTCCGAAGTCCGGAATATTCCCCCGATGGCGTGCGGCAGGAAGGATTGGTGCAGCACCATCGCGGTCAAGACGCCTTTAGGTGATCGTTAGTTCGGGACAGATAGGTATTTAGGGCGTCTTTAATATTCCGGACTTCGGAAGGCACGGGGCTTCGTCCGGCTGCCTGCCGGATCGCGCTCTACTACTACTACTGTTGGGGAAATCGGCGGCCAAAACCACTAGATAAAGATTTGGATGGCCGCCTCTTTCTCGACGTCCTCGGTTCTCCTGCTTACAGCATTCCGATTATCGAGTTGGATTTGCCAAAAACCACTAGGTAAAGATAAAGGATGGCAAATCCAAATCCATAATCCGGTTCTTCAGCAGGAGAAGCGCTAAGTTAGGTCTAGGAAACCACAATACGGTTTCTGAGACCTACTAAGCGCCTCACTTTTGACAAATCGTAGATTTGATCTCCAGCGAGCCTGCGTGAGTCGAGAATAGTTTCCCCAACAGCAGTAGTAGTACCGACAGCTGGTGCTGCTGCCTGAAACCAGAAAGGAGTGACAGACATGCTGATCCTAGCCACAGGTTCACGTACGTACACGGACCTGAAGATGGTGGCAAAGACCCTCCATCGTTACCGTGAGGTGCGAGGGAAGCCTGAGGAAGCAATCGAGCGGTCCCAGGAGACCCCGACACTTCTGCACGGAGGAGCTGACGGGGCCGACAAGCTGGCCGAGAAGGTGGCACGGCACCTCGGGTGGAACATCGACCGCAGGCCAGCCGAGTGGGACCGGTACGGAAAGCGTGCGGGGTTCGTTCGAAACCTAAAGATGCTGGACGAGGAACCTGACCTCGTGCTGGCCTTCTGGGACGGACGATCCAAGGGGACCGCACACTGCATCGCGCAGGCGGTACGGCGCGGGCTGTACGTGGTCATTACCCCGGAAGGGGGTGACGACGCATGATAGGACATCAACTCCCCCGGCGGCACGATGAACAGGTGCGGGCGAAGAGCCGGGAGCGGCGGCGCGAGTTGCGTCGCCGTTTCCGGTTCGAGAGGGGGCACGCTCTACGGGAGCGTGCACGGCAAATCTTCCGTCCAGCGTGGACGGAAGATCTTCTCGGTCTTGGGGATCAGCCTCAAGATCTACGCTTCTTCGCAATGGCGGAGAAGTTCTTCACCGGGCGGTATTACCACACCCGCCAAGACCGAGAAGATATATACCAATCGGCCTGGCTCAAGCTCCTCGAAGGAGTGAGCCGAGGCCACGTCAGGGATCCGGAGGGATACTTCCTCCAAGGACTCCGGATCGCTCAAGGGGAGCATATCGAGTCCAGTCAGGACACCCCGACAGAAGAGGAGCTTCGCGAGAGCGAAGACATTACTGAAGGCGTACATGAATACGCCTCGGATCCGTTCCTGCGCCCAGCAGGCGCACCCGAAGCTCCTCACAACTCGACGGCTCTCTGGAAGCTCTCCCTCGAACAGCAGTACGGCAACGAGGACGCCGAGCTGCTGTGGGAGCTGGTTGAGAACACCGGCGAGCCCTTGGGAGAGATTGCTGAGCGGCTCGGATTCTCACGCCGAGCACTCAAGCGACGGAGAGACCGGATCGGAGACCGGATCGGAAAAAACAAGACTGAGGGCCGAGCCGGGGGCTAGAAGCCCCCGGCCCGGGGGCCGCGCGGTCGGCGAGCGCCCGCTGCGGCCCCCTTCGGCCCCCCTGTGGGTGAGTCGGGGCGGGCGCCCCGGCAGAAAGGAGAGATAGCCATGGGTAAGAAGAAGGAACTGTTAGACGTGATCAGGAACGGTGAAGTAGAATTCGACAGCAGTTGGAGAGAGAAAAAGCCAACAGTGCGTCAACGGGACGCACTGGTCGAGGCCATTGAGGCCTCCGGCCAGGATAATCCGACTGCGACGGCGATGGCCGACGCACTCCTCGCCGAGCACCCCACACGGGGAGAAATCGGAGACCTACTCTCCGAAATCTTCGCCGTGAGAAACTCTCAGTTCCGGAAACAATTCCGTCAAGAGGTAGATGATCTTCTGGACGAGTGAAAACGGCAAAACGGCACCGTGGGCTAAAGCAAGCCACCGGGCTTTCAACCCGGGGATGATCGGTAACAAATCCGATCCGGTGTCACCAATATCGGGGGGCCTGGCCAAGGCCAGGCTCCCCACCTTTCTTTTTTTCCGCAAAGCTTGGTTAAAACTCAGCATTCTGCTGAGTTTTGTACAACTAGATAAACCAACCGGAAAAAGAACATCATATAGAAGACCACTTATCCGCTACGGGGTCTCACTCACCGGTTGGGTGCTGACCAATGCAGACACTAGTGCTAAATTGTGCACCAATGCAGACACAAATGATTGGGAGAGTCGGTGACACACAATATAAATGGTGATACCCATGGTGCCACGTGTGTGTGTGGGACACATCGACTCTCCCATATGTATATATTATACAGTGTTGAAGGATACCCCGTCCGGGGGGAGGAGGTGAGCAAGTGCACTTGGGGTGGACGAATCAAGAGACATGGGCCGCCTTTAACTGGCTCACATCGTATGAAGACCACTACAATCAAGCCCGCCTTCTGGTACAGAGCACACAGCTCCTTGGGGCAGAAGAAGCTCTGCGTGATTACCTGGAAGAGATCCTGGAGTATGAGGTGGAGATAACTCCAGGACCGATGCAGCGAGAGTTCTTCCATATGGCACTCAATCGAGTTGCCCTGGAAGAACTAGTAGAAGCACTGCGAGAGGAAGAGGAATTATGATGAGAAGAGACTGCCCCACCTGCGGAAGTAGCATCTATTCCGCAGCATCAAGAGAGGAATACTGGGAATGCCACACATGTGATACTCTCGTTCACAACAGTAGGCAGAGATCCTGTGGACCCCCACCTCCGTGGGTTCATGGAGATAAGCGGAAAGGAGGGGAGGAATAACTGGTTCCGTGCACGGAGAAGAAAGGAGTTGTAATGTACTGCGAAACGTGTTTACGCGATGCTGCAACCAGAAACAGTTTGATTACAAAGGGGCCCGACAACAGCAGACACGAGGTTGACGGAGAACTCATCAGAAAAAACCTCATGGTTACACGACTGCACCCCGACGCCCCGGCGGCGTTCGTGCAGGCAGTAGTCAAAGCTCACCTGGGAGATGCCGTCCCAGTGCAGAGCGATTTGACTTCTGACGACTACATCATGGGGCCCCGGGACTACACGTTCGAGGTGATCCGGATCCTTGTCGAAAGTGTCGAGGAAGGTTCAGTCCCCACAGCATACCGGATAGAGGATGAGGCTGCAAATCTGTGGCGAGCAGTAGGAGATCCCGCTCGGGCTGTATTGATACGAGAGATCATCCTTGACAGCCTCGAACAACTGTAGTGAGGAGGGATAAGGGGGGGTACCCATGTGGTATCCCCTTTACTTTTGTGGAGAGGAGAATAATTGATGACCTTCAAATGGATAGAAAAGGGAGGATCTGCACAGGCAAAGAATAAAGACCCGGTACTGTCCCTGCGGAAAGATATAATGTACATCAATGCTGGAGGAGCTCACGCCCTGAAATATCCATCAGGAGTGAAGATCGGAATTGATGAGCTAGAGTCGTTGATAGTGCTGGCTCCGGCAGAAAGGGATGGAGATAGCCAGGTCTGGCATATCTCCTACGCCAGCCACAAGGGGCACAGGGTAGGCGGTGCCAATTTTGGCAGTGCCCGCTCGTCCAAGATGCTACGAAATCTCACCGGGAAGAGCAAACTGACTGGTGAGCTGGATGGAGGCAATCTGGTTTTTCCTTACTAAGAAAGGAGCGACTCCCTCATGAATATAGATGTGCACGATGTCGAGTGGGAAAAGATGCGGGAAGAGCTATTTGTACTATACGAAGCTATGTTGGAGGCCGAAGGTGAGCCAATACCAACAAGAGTGCTCCGAAGTAGTACAGAACAGATGATGGTGAGGTGGTTCGACGCAAAGGGTTGGATTCTTCCACACCTCAACGCAGACGCTCGCCGGGAAATTACAGTAGACGACTCCATAATGACATACACAGACATCAATAACGTGCTGTCTATCAGCAAGGTGGAAGACCTTGCTGATAGACAGCAGTATGAGGCAGTTAATTCCAGCCTGGCATTCAGAGCAACAGATGCCATCAGGAGATTAGCCTTCAAAGCTATAGACAAGGGACTGAGTACACAGTTCCTTGACAATAAAGTACAGGATCTCAGACTTATTCAATCAGTACTATATGATCTCCGCGATCAGATCACACCTGGAATGCGACTCACCAAGGCTTTCCGCATCCACGTTCCGGCCATGGTGGACAACTGGGCCGGTCGTGTTACTGACAACTACTCACCCCTCAACGCTGGGGACCTCAATCTGGCAGAAGCAAACAGATTGGTGGACGATGCTGACCGACGAGAAGAGGTACTTGAAGCTGTATACGACCTGATGTGCACGACCTATAGCATCCTTGTGTCGAACTTACAGATAGATGATAGTCATACTCTGTGCATCAGTGCCCGACCCGCGGATATACTGCTGCAGGCTACCCACACACAGGGTGGCTGGAGATCATGCCACAATTTCTGGAATGGCGAGATATTGGCAGGTCCACAGGGGCTGATGCTGGATGGGGCCAGTGTAGTTGCCATAGCATACAACCGGATAGAGCCAGTCAAATCTCCCACTCCCGATTCTGTATCCCTTCCATTGGAGATGCCACTACAGAGGTGGCGGACCACAGTAACGATGAATAATGAGGGCTGGGCAGTAACAGGAGCCCCATATCCTGGAAGGAATGAGGTCTTCACAGAGGCTACACTGAATCTGGTCTGTGATATTCTTGAGGAGGAGACTGGAGAGCGTCCTGTACACCGTGGGTATACCCCCAACGTGATCAGGGAAAATGCCTGGTCATACTTCGATGGGGTACACAAAGCGGTGGGACCCTCAGAGGAGTACGAGGGTGTCATAGTCTCAATGCAAGACTCTATATGTCCCCTCTGTGGAGAACTTCGGAATACAGATGACTTCAGAGATCAGGGGGAGGATCCACTCGGGTATCATATCTGTATACACTGTGCCGATCCGACAAGAATAACCTGCGACATATGTGGGTTGGAGCACGAGCACTCTGACCGCATGTTCCATGTGGAGGGCGTGCAGGTGTGTCTGTCCTGCTTCGAAAATGAGTTCGGCATTTGCGCCGAATGTGGTGAGACAACCCGCCAGGAAGAGTTATACTTCGATCCTGGGATGGGTGGAGACATGTGCGGGTACTGCGTCCAAGAAATGATCATAGCAACAGGGCGCCATCCCTGCAGTGAGTGCAGAGAGATAATAGCAGACATGGACAACGCAGAGAGGGTAGTAGGTGTTCCAACCCCCACCCATCGCTCTGGGAGTGTGGAGTATGTCTGTGAACACTGTGTGGAGTCCCTCGATAGGTGTCAAAGATGTGAGGGACTTGTTCACCCAAATAATCTGGTGCGGGTTCCATACCTGCGGATCGAACCAACAACGGGAATTGGGCGTGTTCTGAGAGACCAGATACGACTATGCCCGGCCTGTCGATCCGCTGAACGACGAGTGTGCCCTACATGCGACGTTGGGGTGATGTCCCGGGCCACCAGTTATGATGACGCTCTGGAGTATGGGCACTGTGCTCGATGTGCTACACCCACACACCTGTATGAACACATGAGGGTAAGATCAGAGGGAGGCGACCGTGTACATTAATTGGGTATACACCTTGCCAAAGGAGACACTACTGAAGCAGACACTGGTGCGGAGACTGAAGAAGGCAGGATATGATCCGGTGCAGGGAAAGAAGTTCATCTACGCAGAGGGAGAAATACCAGTACTTCTGACCGCCCATGTGGATACAGTACATTGGGACTCCCCACCAGAGAACATCTTCCTCGACCGGAAGAAGAGAGTACTGTGGTCTCCTGAGGGTGTGGGAGGTGATGATCGCGCTGGGATCTCAATTATTGTGGAGATCCTGGAGCGGGGAGACCGTCCACATATCCTCATTACTGATGATGAGGAGTGTGGATCTCTTGGAGCACAGGAGGCCATCAAGAAACTGAAACCACCAAGTATAAACTACATGCTCGGACTGGACCGAAAGGGTAAGGAAGACGCATGTTTTTACAGCGGCAACAACAGAGAGTTCGAGAAGTTCATCTGTGAGTTCGGATTCAACAAGGCCACAGGCTCGACTACTGATGTTGCAGTACTGGGGCCAGCATGGGACATCGCTGCAGCCAATCTGTCCGTGGGGTACTACGAGCAGCACACTCGCTATGAACATGTACTGTTGGACCACTGTCAGCTCACCCGGAACAAGGTGATCTGGATGCTCAATACTGAGTCCGAGGCCTATGACTTTCAGGAGAGAAAAGTCATCTCTTATGTGCACCACAAACGGCATACTCCTGTTCGCTCCAAAAGGAAAACCACAGTATCCCCCCAGGGTAGTACAAGGAAACAATGGAGGCGTGACGATAGAGAAGAATGGGTACCCATCAACGAGGATAATGAAAGGGACGCATCGAGCAATCTGTATCGTGGACTCCTCCTCAGTGCTCTGAGTGGGGAGTATTACGGTAAAGTGTACGAGGCATACATTGAGCTGGCCGAACTCGTGACCGAATTCGGAGGTACCCACCAACAGTGGGCCGACTGGCTGGAGGAACAAAGCTGGGAGATACAGTCCGAAGTGGATGACATCTTCTGGTGCATTCTCTGGCAAATGGCGGAGGAGGCAATGCTATTCGGAGACATTAAGGAGAGAGATAGCCATGGATTATGAACGACCGGGACTGGCTGACTTTTACCTCAAGTATGATCTATCTCGGTACCGGAAGATGGTGTTGTCTTATCTATTGGTAGCCACATCTGCCGAATACGATCAAGGATCTGATCTTTTGAGCCAAGTGTCTGACCTCCTGACGCAGGAGGATGCAACCCGAGGGGACCTGCTCTTTGTCTCTGCTGCATTAGTAGGTTACTTTCTACAGTTGGATAAACAGACGGAGGAGACCATGACAACTGGAAAATTCAAGGAAATCAGTTGGAGACGCTTACGAGATCTGATGGAGGGAGAATAGGTATGGAGGGGAAGAGATACCTGATACAGATAATGCCAGACTCGGGTCCTCTTCTCCTTACCCGAGGACTGAGCGATCACTTCGCGGGAGCAGTGACTATAGAGAGGGAGAGTGGTATCCTCATAGTGCGCCAGATGTCCACACTGTGTATCATTTGTGGAGAGCCTGCTGTAGACTATCTCTTTGGAAAGGGGGTTTGCTCCATATGCCTACGACACGCCAAAATAAGGAAAGAAAGAGGGTACTAGCATTCGACCCCGGCGAGAACACTGGAGCAGTAGTGGTGGATATATTCAGGGAGGAAACCGACCTGAAGTTTGCAGTGGTCGCCCACAGCACACTGGAGTTTTCCGAGGAGGTACGTAAGGGCTTCATTGGCTACACACACCTACTGCAGACATTTCCAGATCTCGCTCTGATCGAGCAGGTATTGGCTCACGGCCTGCTCACTGCAGATAAGATCATCCAGGCCAGGGCGGCCGAGCGAGCATTTGTATACGCCTGCAGTGGAGTGGAGGAGATACACTGGCAGTTACCAGAGATCCGAAAGAGGGCAGAACAATGGCTGCCCGAGGCATTCCTGAGTCTACCCCTGACGGATAGACATCAGCGAGACGCCTTCGCGCATACGGTTGCGTGGGGGGTGATGCACTTTTGAAGTCAGAGATATGGCTGCACTACTCAAAAAAGGGACCCTACCGCATCTTCCTCCGTTGTGACTACGCATCCCGTCACATTGCAAAGGAAGCAGGCATGGGCACAGCACTCTGGAGAAAGACAGAGAAAGTATGGTCATTCCCAGTGGATCCAGTGGTGTATGCGAACTTGTTGGATAAATTTCCAGATGCTGAGATCCACAGCAGCATGAAGGATTACGTCACTCAAGTGCAGGAAAAACAACAGAGAATACTCGCGGCAACCTCAGATACCCGGCCCATCCCAGAAGCTCCGGGGTTGTGGGAATACCAAAGAAGTTCTGTACGCTTCTTGGCTCAAGCTGAGAAGGGCATCCTCGCTCACCAGATGGCCCTCGGAAAGACTGTGATTGTCTGTGGNGCCATTGCTTATCTCCGTCCACGCCAGATCATACTCGTAGTCCCTCCCGTGGTCTCCGGCGCGTGGGTGAGNCACCTACAGGACTGGGCAGGAATAACTCCCATAGTTCTGGAGTCGGGATACCGAGCGGAGCCNATCCAGGAACTGATCGATCATACATCGGTCAAAGGAAACCGCACTCAGCGGGAGGAGTTCCTGGGTGGGCTCCAGGCACAATCTGAGTTCTGCTTACTGCTCAACTACGCACAGATGCGGATCCACGGGGACGCACTCGCCTCGTTGGAGCCGCATCTGTTCGTAGCAGATGAAGCACACCGGATAAAGAATGCGCGAGCAGAACAGAGCAAGCAGGCTCACCGGATAGCCAAGGCATCTGAGTTTGTCTGGCTCCTTACTGGAACTCCAGTGCGTACTGACTACGATGATTACTTCTCGCAGCTGCGCACTGTGGACCATGTTCGGTTCACCGGATACTTCAACTTCCTCAATATCTATCTACACCATATCCCCAATATCTGGGGAGGTATAGATATTTTAGGGGTGAAGGACAGAGAAAGATTCAATCGAATGTTAAGTACGTATGTATTTCGGAAAACAAAGGATGAAGTACTTGAGAATCTGCCCAAAAAGGTGTATAATGAGTATCCACTCGCGATGGAGGAGGAGCAGCAAGAAGCTTACGACCAAATGCTCAAGGAGTTCAGGTTGTACTTGGAGCAGGAGGAATATCCGGACGTGCTGTATGCAAAGGAAACCATCAGTCAACTCACACGTCTACGACAGATTGCACTTAACCCTGCCATTGTCGGAGGTGCAGACTCCAGCGGCAAAGAGCGAGGGTTGATTGATCTGTTGGAGGACCTCGAAGGTCAGTTCCTGGTGTTTGCTACCTACCGTGATGCAATCCACAGGGTGCAGAAGATTCTGGAGGAGCGGGATGTCTCCTGTGGAACAATTCTTGGTGGCATGAGCACCTCAGATCTGACCCAGACTATTGACCAATTTGAACGGGGGGATCTGCAGGCACTGGCTGGAACCATTGATGCCATGGGTGAGGGCATCGATCAGCCACAGGCCCAGACAGCAATCTTCCTGGATAAATCATGGACTCCTGCAGTCAACGAGCAGGCAGAGGATCGCATACACCGACCAGGAGTCACAGCATCCCCAACCATCATCAATCTGTACCATCCGGATAGTATAGATGAACACATCCGTATGGTCTGCCAACGCAAGGAGCATATTGCAGACTCCACCATCGGTCAGGTGGAGACTGTACGATCCATGATGCAGGCTTGGTGATGTTAACTACGAGAGCGAGGGAGTCGCTCTAAATACAGGCGTGGGTACACCCCAGATGCACCTACATCATATGAGCAAAGTGAGGCCAACTGCACCAGCGGGGACTGTTCTGGGGGCAGTCCCCCACATGAGGGAGGAGGAGTCATGAACCGACCGCACGATAGCATATTGCCCGAGTTCGCGCTCGCATCCGTCGAACAGCTCAGGGGATCGGTACGACAGCGCAACGAGCTACTGGAGGCGTTGGAGGGGTACCATGAATTGCTGTCCAATCGTTACTTCTGGGATCTCTTTGATGAGGCCGGGTTGACAGCCGATGAGAAGCGCGACCTCCAACACAGGCAAGAAGTCGCCGCATCCGCTATCGCCAAGGCAAGGGAGGAGAGCGATGAGTGAGGCGCGTTGGACTTACGATAGCTACCATGATAAATGGGACTGCTCCTCCTGCGGCGAGGGGTTCCAGTTCATGGAGGGCGGGCCAGAGGATAACGACTACATTTTCTGTCCCGCATGTGGGCGTGAGATCACCAGCAAGGAGACGCAGGATGATCTCCAGAACCCCATGTTTGAAAAACTTAACTGCGGAGTGTTTTTTCCAGATACTGATAAGGGGATGGCAACAATGAGGAACGAGCCGGGTATCATCTGTACCTGTGGATCACAGAGGTTCCACCTGAAGACCAGTGGATCTACCCGTACACTGCTGGAATGCAAGGACTGTGGTTCTTTTTACAAGCTCATGTGGATCGGGGAGGAGGAGGGAGAACGATGAGTGAGCTAGTGTTGAAGCTGGCTGGGTACCGCATAACCGGCGAGGTATACGTCCGGCTCTGGTCAGGGGAAGAAGGTCTACTAGATATGGAGCCATCCATCGTTCCAAAGGAAGAGGTGCCGGACGATGTTGACTGGAAAGAGTATGTGCGTCCCTTCATAAACGATGGAAAGTATGGAGCAGCAGACATCCTCTCCGCTACGGTGTCGGTGATGAAGATCTTTACCGAAACAGGGGAACTATACCAGAACCAACTCCACCACCACGCTTCAACGGTGATGGTACAAGGCCCCTTCCCTGAAGCAAAGAGGGGCATATAAGGAAGGGAGGAGAGATGAAGTCAATCAGTGTGTCGAGAATGAGAACCACATTACTCTGTCCCCGCAAGGCCTACTGGAGATATGAGAAAGGTTTTGTGGATCCACTCACGACGCCACAGCTTCTGGGGTTGGCCTTTCACCGAGGGATACAGCATCGAGATCATCGCCCAGCAGTGGATCTCATTCAGCAGCAGGAGGTTCATTCACAGGAGGAACAGGATGAACAGACCATCCAGGTGCACACCATTCGAGCAATGATCACAGGTGCACTGGAGCACTGGCGTATGGATTGGGTGCAGGAGTATTGTGAACTTCCATTCAGTGTTCCTCTGTACAATCCAGATACGGGGCATCCATCCAGAACCTACTACTTGACGGGACGGGTAGATGAGGTGGTGCAGGATGGGAGTGGGTACTGGTGGCTTAATGAATACAAGACCTCCTCCCAGAAACCCAACAAGGACCTGTCTTACACACTACCTGTGGACACTCAACTCTCACTGTATTTCTATGTTATACAGAAAGAGTTGGGAGTAAACATCAGGGGCATCAACTATCGACTGGCAAAGAAACCTGGAATCCGACAGAAGCAGAACGAGACCAAAGCAGAATTCGGTACACGGGTACTTGAGGAATACCAGGAGAAACCAGAGAAGTATTTCTTTGAGATTCAAGTCCCTCGTGATCCGAAAGACATCGAGCGACTCCAGCGCAACATGTGGGAATTCTCCAAGATGTACCACTTTCTCAGAACCAATGATATGTGGCCCATGGATACCAATGCCTGCTCTCACTGGGGGAGAACGTGCTCCTACATGCCGCTGTGTAGAGAAGAAGAAGACGCAGAATACTTGTATCAAGTGGAGGAGAGGTGATGCCGTGTGGCACTACCTACTGAAAAGACTGGTGGCTCAACTGACATCAGAGATTACACACTCCTGGCACATGGGGTACCCAAGGTGGGGAAGACTACTTTCTTCTCTAGATTTGACGAAGTGTTATTCTTGCTCACCAACCCAGCGCCAGAAGCACTGCAGATGTACCAGATCCCCATAGGAAAGTGGGAGGACTTCCTCTTAGCAGGGCAGGCACTAGAGCAGGAAAAGCACGAGTTCAAGATGGTTGTTATTGATACCTTCGAGACGTTGGCGAGCATGTGCTCGGATTACGTCTTACAAAAGGAAAACCAGAAAGTGCCTCAGAGTATTACACATGAAGGGGACATAGATTTTGGTAAAGGCTGGGATATGGTGCAGGCGGAATTGATGCGTAAGATGTCCCGGCTGGCTGCCAATGACTTCGGTGTTGTGCTTATCTGCCACACTGATCTCAAGGAAATCAGTACACCGAATGGCCGCATGAACAAATATGTGCCCCGCTTGCAGAAGAGACCTAAACAGGTAGCTGATGCACTGGTCAGTCACATCCTGTACTTCGAGGTGTCCGAGGACAGCGAGGACAACCAGGTTCGTCAGATACGTACTCGCGCCTCCGAGATGTGGGAGGCTGGAGTACGTACACCTGAAGGCAAGGAGCTACCAGACCCTCTGCCGATGGACATAGGAACATTTCTGGAGGCGTTTGAGGAAGTATTTGGAGAGGAGAATGACTGATGACAGATCGTTATATTGACATGACAAATCAGAACGAACAGGGCTTTACTGTCCTGCCCGCAGGTCGTTACATCAGTGAAATCACTGGCTGGCAGGAACATGTCAAAAAGAACAACAACGAGGTTCATTGGATCGATCTACGGATCATGGATGGAGACTTCGAGGGCGAGACACTCCGTTATTTTCAAACCATTACGGAGCAGCCCCGCTCATTGGGTTTCTTCTCCCGGATGATCCGCGATCTTGCACTCATCTCTGAAGAGGATCGAACACCAGAAGGACAGCTGGGCTTCAAGCTACAGTATGGTCCAGATCTGGAAGTTGATCGGAGTGATGAGACAAAAGTACGTGACGTCATAGCTGTACTACCCAATGGAGATGAGGACGAGGCACGCAAGGTAATCGGATGCCAGTGTGTTGCTGTAGTGGAACAGACCACAGAAGAGCGAAAGGGACATCCCCAGGAAGGGAAGACAATACACCAAGTTGCTTTCCTTAATGCCTACGATGGGTCCGGTCCGGAGACCACATCGGGCGACGATCGAACCTGGATATAAGGAGCTCTAGGAGGGGTGCCACGTAGGAGGGCACCCCTCCTATAATTATGGAAAGAAGTTTCTTTGAGAGAGTCTGGGGCGAACAAGAGGGGTGGGCTATTATCGCCCGCGTCCAGCACAGGGACGATCGGGATGATGAATACCATCAGCGGACCTACCGCTATCCGGACAACCTGGACCTTTTGATTGAGGATCTGCAGAGCTGGAATGTATGGGCTTCTGTCTACTTTGGTCCCCTCATTTTTCCAGAGGGGAAGCGAGACAAGAATCTCGTTGGAGAGGTTCCTCTCGTATGGGTGGACAAGGATAGTGGGGGAACAGAGGAACTAGATCCACGACCCACTATCTGCTGGCAGACCTCAAAAGGAAAATATCAAGCGTTCTGGTTGCTGCGGGAATCCGTAAGCGCCCGAGATGCAGAGCATCTAAATCGATACTTGTGCCACAAGACCAATTCAGACCCCGGCTCGCGGGATCTGGTACATATGCTTCGGGTGCCGGGCAGTCTCAACCATAAATACGACCCGGTACAGGAGGGTGTGCTCCTGTGGGAAAACGGCCCGACATATGACGCCGAGGATCTGGCACCCGGGGATGCAGACCTTGAGGATCTCAAAGAGGAACGAGTATCTGAGGCAGAGGTACCAGATCTACCCGAGGATCTACCATACTATCATGAGGTTATTACCCGCTGGGGTAGTTCTATCCCTTCGGGTGTGTGGGAACTGTTGAATCGGAGACCTGAACCAGAGGACGATCGATCCAGGTATTTGTGGAAGATAGAGCGGATGTTGTTGGAGGCCAAGATTCCCGTCGAGGATGTCTACGTTATCGTTCGGGAATCGACATGGAACAAGTACCGACAGGATAAACGAGATGACCATGAACTCTGGGAGGAAGTCTGGAAGTCATTCTACAAGGACGCAGACCCGGGTCAGGAGAGTCGAGGGTCCAAGTTCAATTGGCTGTCCTTCAGTGAACTACTTGCAGTGGAGTATCGTCCTGAGTGGATGGTGGAGGGCATCTGGATTGATGAAGCAGTGGGTTGGATCGCTGGAGTAGGGAAGTCCTACAAATCTGTGATAGCACTGGACTTAGCACTGTCCATTTCTTCGGGTGAGCCATTCCTTGGAGAGTATGAGGTAAACAGGCCCGGTCCAGTAATCATGGTCATGGAGGAAGACCCCGACTGGAGAGTGTCCCACAGAATCGAGGGTATGGCACTCCAGAAAGGACTCATCGACATCAAGCGTGAGGGAGACATGTTCCTTCTACCACAGCAGCCAGACCTACCACTGGTGGTCTCAACTGGTGCAGGGTTCACCTTCAACGACAGTGACTTCATCGAGGAGCTGGAGCAGATGCTTTATGAGGTCCGCCCCCGCATATTGATTCTGGACCCCTGGTTTATGATGACCGGGGGCATAGATGAGTTCAAGTCGGGGGAGGTTGTAGAAGTCCTGAGACTGCTGAAGCTATGGCGAGAAAAATACCACTGCTCCATCTGTGTGGTGCACCACTACAGAAAGGGCAAAGGCAGCCCGCACGAGCTGCTGTATGGCTCCCACGCCTTCTATGGGTGGAGTGAAAACAACATGTTCATATCCAGAGACAAGACAGGTAATCTCGTCAATGTGGTTCGGGACGTCAAAGATGCTTCACAGGAGGAAGTTCCACCATTTATGGTACGTTTCCGCAGCATTGGTGATGTGTACGACATCAGTATGCGGGACAGTACGGGAGATGCTGGGATGGACAAGATACTGGCCTGTCTCCGCACCCTGGAGATCGGTGCTGGCATGACCAAGGATGATCTCACTGAGACTACCGAACTCAATGAAAAGACAGTCCGTCTTAGGCTGAAAGAGCTTCACGAGCAGGACAAGATTGTGCTGGAACGGCGAGGTCAGGGCGGTAAACTGGTGGCTGTAACCCAACCAGCTCTATATACACCAGAGGGGGTGGACCTGAGTGACTTGCTCAACGACTAATTGTGAGGACTGTACTCTGGAAGGGCCGAGAGTATACGGTGAGGGAGCATCGGATGCTGACATCATGCTGGTGGGCGAAGCTCCCGGTCGTAATGAGATAGCCAGCCTACGTCCATTCGTTGGACGTGCGGGCGAGATTCTGGATCGAACATTGGAACTCCTTAATCTCGACAGGGAGGAGTGCTACATCACTAACTTGTGTCTGTGTCGTCCTCCTGAGAACAGGGATCCGCACGTCGCTGAGATCGAAGCGTGCTGGCTCCGACTTGTGGAGGAGATACGCTCGGTGAAGCCAAAAATACTTGTCGCCCTGGGGAGGATACCTGCCCGGGTGCTGTTTCGAGACAAGCGCAGGTTCACCTTTACTCGTGGGAAGCCACAGATTTCAGTGGTAGACAACATCACCGGGTTGGGTACATTCCACCCTGCTGCCCTGCTGCATCCAAAGGGCGACCTACGATTCCTGGAGTACTGGAAAGACATGAGGAAGATGGCTCGAATGTTCAGAGGAGGATACAATCCAACAAAGGCAGAGACAGATGTACTGGTCGTCGATAATGTTAATGTGAACAGAGTAGTCAATCGAATCCATCAGGATGCAGAGGTCATTGCCTACGACTGGGAGACCACAGGACTCAATCCAGAGACAGATGAGGGCTTTTGCCTCGGCATGTCGTGGCGACCCAAGACAGCAGTGATCTGGCCTATGGATATGCTGGAAGCACACCACACCCTCGTACAGGAAATCTTCGCCTCAGAGAATATAGAGTTCAGCGCGTTTAACGCCTCGTTCGATGCCATGTTCAATGAGGCATACAACTTGGAGGGCCGGGCAGAGTACGACCCGCGCTTGATGCACAACGCACTGGATGAAAGACCACAGGTGCGCACGTTGGAGCGTCTCCTGTGTGAGGACCTGGATTGGGAACCATACGAGACAGACATGCTGGACAAGTATGAGATCTCCAAGGATGAGATGATCGAACGCATCCCATCAGACACAATCTATAGATACTGCGGCGTAGACTGCGACGGTACCCTACAACTAACGCTGAAGTACAGAGAGAAAATACAGGAGGAGAACCCCAAGTTGATGTTACTGGTTCAGGAGCACCTGATCCCTGTGGACTTCATGTTGAGGGATGTCCAACATCGGGGGATCTTTGTTGACCAAGATGCACTCCAGCAGGTTCAGACTGAGTTGGAGGTAGATCTGCAGGAGATGCGGGAGCAGATGCGGGAGGAATTGGGCGCTCCTGGCTACAATCCCAACTCACATCCTCAGACACAAGAGGCAGTCTGGGACATGCTGGGCTTTCCAGAACCAGATCTCTATGGTAGAAAGGACAGATCCACAGACGGGGAGACACTCAAGTATCTGCAGGAAAATTACGACTGTCGTTTCATCGATCTTCTTGCTGAGTATCGGGGTAAGTTTACCCTGTACTCCCGATACATCAGCAATATGTGGGGACACTTGGATGACGAGGGTCGTGTACACCCACGCTTCAAGATTGATGGAGCAGAGACTGGACGCATATCAGCAGTCGCACCACCGATTCAGCAGATTCCCAAGACAAAGACTATGCGGTCCATGTTTTGTGCCACTCCGGGGTGGACCATGATTCAGGCAGACTACTCGCAGGTAGAAATGAGGGTGGCTGCACTGTATAGTGACGAGGAGTTCCTCCAGGACATCTTTCGGGAGGGACTGGATTTCCACTCCACCATGGCAGTGATGGCCCAGGGCAATCTGCCGGAGGATACCGCGCTCAAAGAATATATCCGAACAGATGAATTTCTACAGAAAGTAGAGACCATCACAACTAACGAGAGAGACGCAGCCAAAGCGATCTCGTTTGGTCTGCTGTATGGTATGGGCGATGACAAACTGGCATTGAGTACAGGACTCCCGCCGGCAGAGTCAAGAGGCTTTGTGCACAACTACATGGCAGCAATGCCAAAACTGCAGACTTGGATCCAGAGAATGCAGTCAGCAGTGCAAAACTATCATTACGTGGAGTCCATCAATAGCAGACGTCGAAGGTTCCCTTTTGTGACAGAGAGTAACCTCGGTGATCTACAGAGAGAGGCCGTAAACAGTCCTATACAGGGCTATGCCAGCGATCTGTTGTTGGATGCAGCGAAGCGAATGCACAAAACATTTAAGGAGAAGTACCCAGAACAGGCGCATATTATTATTCTCATCCACGACGAGGTTGTGGTTGAATGTACAAAGGAACTGACAGAAGAGGTTGTTGCATTAATGAAACAAACGATGGAGAGTGTGCCGGTAGAGACAGACATTCCATTCCCAGCAGACTTTAAAGTTGGCCCAAGCTGGGGCGAAGGAGAGGAGATTGTAATATGAATATTACCTTCAATGGGAAGGTTAACTTCAGTTGGGTAACGGAGACACGTCCAGGATCTCCTGCCATCACTCTAGGAAAGTATGGAGTCATCCTAAATGCGTCAGCGTGGGAACTGATGGGGTATCCGTCCCATGGTATTCTGGGATACGATGAAGAGAAAGGGTTAATCGCCATCCGCAGGATAAATATGGACAACCCAGAACGAGAGTATCCAAAAGGAGCTCGGGTGTTCGAAATGAAGCCGCACAAGGAGAACAAATCAGTGCGGCTCAACTGCCGAGGCTTTGCTCGGACAGTATTGCCAAACCACATGGACCAGTCTATAAACCAAAGCAGTATACGAGTCGAGGTAGACTATGATCCTGACCGGAAGCTGCTAATAGCGGAGTTACCATGAGTACATTGGTGCTCTCCGCTGACAAGATACTGATTCCCCTGGTGGTGCTCGCCACTGCGTACTGCCCGTGCCCGCAGTGCACGTATCCGTACACTGATGGAATCACGACCTCGGGTGCTCCAGCAGTGGAGGGAGTGACCATAGCTGCAGGGCCAGAGCACCCACTCGGGACAGAAGTAGTTATAAAGGGGGTGGGGCACCGTGTGGTACAGGACCGAGGTGGCGCTATTCATCATGGACGGATTGACGTATATTTTGACTGCCATGATCGTGCTCTGGATTTTGGAAGGCATCAACTCATAATGTGGGTGGAGAAAAACAAGTAAGGAGGTAAAAATGTTTATTGAAGTAACTGAAATCACAGGTGCAGATGTCACAGGTGAGCGACAGAAGCGAAAAACCCTGGTGGGTGTTGACTACATCGTTGCTTTCACGGAAACCTCTGAAAACAGGGGCCTCGTTATTATCAGTGGGGGGGCCACAGTGGAGACTGAGGAGGACTATAGCACACTGCAGGATCTTATACGAAATGCGGTCTCCACTCACAAGGGGGAGTGAGGGGTTAATGAGAGTAGGAATTACAGGGGCACATGGTACAGGAAAGACCACACTGACTGAGGCACTGGCAGAAGAACTCGACTTCTGGTCAATACAGGAGGTGGCTCGTAACATCTTGTGGGAAGCTGGGATTGAGGACTGTGACTATCTGGAGCGTAATCCAGAGTTTGCCAGCAAGATGCAGTGGAGAATCCTCTGGGCGCAGATCGAGGCGGAGGAAAAAGCGGACGCTATGTCCGAGAATGGTTACATCTCTGACCGCACGCCGCTGGACTTTCTGGCTTACTGGTATCTGTACAAATGTAACAAAGTTACCCTGCCTTTTATGACAGAGGAGTTTGCCAACATCTGCATCAAGACATCCCGTCAATACGATCTCATCGTATTCACACGCCCTGAGTTTGAGTATGACTCCACAGATCCATTCAGATTAAGCAATCCAAAGACGCAAACCGTTGTAGACAACACATTGGGAGGACTACTGGAGAGTGTGAACGATTCCATCCCTGTAGTGGAGGTACATGGGTCCACAGAAGCGAGGGTAAACTATATCTTGGCAAAGGTATCCATGGAAAACTTAGCAAACTGAAGGGAGTTTCTTCCGGACGGGCCGCCAGGCCCCGTCCGGAAGAAACTCTATACTACGGGATGGTGGTTCGTTGACGGACATGTCCCCTGAGTTCCTCGGGTAAGGTCCTTATCCGACGCTCCAGAGGAGTGGCCCGCCTCAGTTCAATCTCCTGCTCAATATCTGCTTCCGAGATCACTCGTTCTGCTCCGATCTCTGCCAGCTGCACCTGTCTCTGCCGGAAGGTCTCGTAATCCCCATTGAGATAGGCATCCAGTGCCTCTCGACGGATAGTTCTGTACCCCTGATCCACAGTCTCTGCATACCGAATTTCTTCCCATCTTCTCCGATCTGCTGCAGATGGTCCGATCAATCGGATCAGTGCCTCATACGGCAGATCCTCCGGCTGTATCTGTGATCTGATTCTTCCTGCTTCATCATATTGGGTCCAGGCACCTTCCGTCTGGTTACGATACATATCAATCGTGCTGAAGACCCGACGGCCTGCAGTGAAGAATGGAACCAAGTTGCCCATATCCCTTCCGAATCTACTCCATCCCTCCCGCCTTGCCTGTGGGTCTCCCTCAAAGATATTGCCAGCTGCATCTCCTAATGCTCGTATCATCCCTACCGCCATTGGATCCTGAGCTTCCCTGTGTATAACAGAGTATGGGAGCAGTCCCTCTGCCGTGGTCACAGGATGCATCGATCTGAAGCATAGTCCAGTACGCGATAACGCTTCAGACGCTAGTGCCATTCCCGAGAGTGTGGTGGCGGCACGAATCGGTGCTTGCCCCATCTGATCCTTTACGAGATGCGCCATGTTGATGGGCCACGAGCTAAAGAGACCAATGACCTTGCCGATTGGGTGACGATACAACTCGGGGGAATCTATACCATACATAAACTGGGTTGCCTGCGTGAACTTCTCCGCCTGCAGCATGGCCTGCTGAAAGGTAGAACCGTCCTCGGTGGCTTGCAGGTACTTCATCATAAACGACTGCTGTACGTTAAACCGGTCAGCAGATCGGAAGAACCACATGGCGCTATCCTCGACTCGGTTAAACAGTTCCCCAAAGCCGGGACGCTTGTGTTTTTCTGTCGACCATGGCAGAAGCGTTTTGAGGTCATCCTTACCCATGCGGTGTGACAGGGCAAACTCATTCTTCATCCCCTCAAAGGCTGTACGGGACTTCATTACCGGATTGAGGTCCTGGAGGATTTTGCCCATGGGCGATCTGTTGACCAGCATGGCCTTCCACCAGTACTCCATCCCCACAAGTGGGTTGTCGTGCATGTTGAACACTGACAGAAGCTGCTGGGTCACGTTACGGATACCGGAGTACACATTTCCACCCAGCGCACCGAGGTTCAGCATCCTCACGATAAAGTCAGAGGTGGCTTTCTCCCAGCTCACTCCCGGCAGCATCTCACTCTTCATGGACAGACCTGCCTGTCCCAGTTTTTGGCTGATGGCGCCAGTAAGTTCCTGTGCACTTTGTTCCATGACTGCATTGTGGGCGGGTTCTCCACCCTCCATGTATTCCCGCAGCCGATCCCAGTATTTGTGGGTGGCATTGTCCTTGTCAATACCTTGGTACTTGAAGAATGCTTTGACCGTTTTATCCAACGGTTGAACAAACATCTTGTTCTTTCCAGCCAGCAGATAGTTCTGAGCGAGGTCCCAGATGTCTCCCCGCAGGGCTGCATCATAGATCTGGTCCTTCTGTGGCGAGTGTGCCAACCATGAGAAGTCGTCGCCCGCCCCAGTGTGGACCACACGGGCGGCGCGGAACGCCTCATCTGCATTTTTGAACTCCTTCAGCTTGGGCACCACATCTTGCACGAAGGATCCCTTCATGCCAAAGTCGCTGTCCATTTTCTTGGTCAATCCCAGTATCTCTTTCCCTGCCTTGGTCGCCGCGTCGATCTCTCCTTTTTGCAGACGATCTGGCTGCGTGACATGTTTATTGATCAAGGATCGTAAAGTCACCGCACCATCTCTCTGCACATACTCTCCGATGGCCTTGCGTATCCCCCAGCCTATCTCCTTGCGGGCTGCCTGCGTCATCGCTTGGGGCATCCCCAGAGCCCGCGGTATCTCCCTTTCGGCAGCATCGTACCACCACTGATCTGGGGCCTTCTTTGGGTTTAACCAGGGCTCAAGGTGGAACCGCAGGGTGTCCCGGGTAGACATGGCGTAGGCTTGCTGGGTCTCATGAGCGGTGCGGATCTCACGCCCCAGTTTTTCACCCACCACCTTTCGGGTAGGAGCTAACAAACTGGTTAAAGTAAGGCCCAGCCTTGGATGCTTCATCTCCATGACTTCCTTGGAGGTCATAGGTACCGGGTCCTTCAGGAATAGTCCCAGTTCCCGGACGACTCCCTTGGCATCTCCTGTATGAGAATATATCGCAGGCATCATCTGCTGCCCCACAGTGGCACTGTCCTCCATGGTCCATGCCTTGGGGATACCAGCTTTTGGTCCTACCTCGTGGTCTATCTGTGTGATTATGCGTCGGTATAGATCCTGCGTGTGTTTGGGTAATTGATCCATTCGACTCACACCATGGCCGCGCTTCACTTCATCCAGAATCCACCTCTTGACGTCTACTGAGGTGAGGTTCTCCATGTGCCCCTCACGTAATCTATCCAAGAGAGGCTTGTAAACTTCATGCCAGGCATTATCCACCACATACCCCTCGCGGCCCATCTCCAGGGTGGTGGAGACTTGCGGCATCATGCGCTGTCGGACCCTGAACAGGTCATCTTGATAGTTCTTCCACAGCTTCTTCTCTCCCCCTATGGCCTCTCTGGCCTTCTGCCCGGCATGGTCGATCTTTCCAGTCAACGTCTGTAACTGCTCGCCGAGAGTCATCTTGGAGAACCTGTCGGTGAGGACCTCCTTCTTCGCTTTCCCAGTCTGGAAGAATACACTCGGCTTGGGCACAAGTTTACCAACATCCACGCCAGTAGCATCCCCCAACCAGCCCAGTGTCTGATTGAATCTATCCTGGTCTCCCGTGAAGGCTGCGCGGAGAGAGCCTTCCGGGGTCATTCCGTGCCGCTTGGCCATATTGAGGGGCTGTCGGAGGAAGTTAAAGATGGCTCCAGCCTCTCCGGTTTCTTTCAGGGCGGCCTCGGGAGTGATGCCCTCTCTGACGGCCCGCTTGTGTAAGTGCGTTACCAGACTTCCCATCTTCTGCTCCACAGGTAGGTCGGCGTAGCCCGGCACGGTGTCATACAGGCCCTTGCCAAATTTAGTCCGTTCAACTGACTTTACGATCCGCTCTATGGTCTGCATAAAGGGAGTCGGGGCACCATCAAACTCAGTGGCGAAGCCACCAACGCCCTTACGGAGGTTGCGGGACATCGCTGCGGTGAAGACACCCTCCGGACTACTGGGTTCGAGGATCTGACGTGCCGTCGGCCCTGCCACCTTCCCTAATGGCCCGGGCAGTTTCTGCTGCATCTGGAGTCTCTTCTGCCCAATGTCGAACAGGGCTCCCTTCACCCCGGGAGTTTGCAGGGCCTTGGCCCCAGCACCAAAGACACCAGTGATTGCCAGAGAACGAGCCATGCCCATTCCGGCAGCCTCCAGCAAGCTATCTATCTCATCCTCACCCTCGCCCCAGGCCCGAGCTGCACCCCACGCGCCCCAGGCGGTGGCCTTCTGTGCCATGGTTGCAGGAGCTACTACCCCAGCAATCTTTGGGGCTGCCTTCAAAGCAGCGAACCCGGTTGCGACAAGGGGCAGCTTGAGCGCTGCAGCACCCACTGCTCCAGCTGTAAGAGACAGGGCAGTACCCCAGCCAGCTATCCGACCAGCAAAACGTGATGCATGTTCCCACCCCGTCACGGGGTCGGGCGACTGGTGGCCACGTATCAGAGACGTACCTGGCTCGATAAAACCATGCCCAAGCTGCGACATCACTCCACCGCCCCCGAGGGCTTCTTCCGTCGGGGGAGCCATCGCCTGTGCTGCTGGCGAGCCCGGGATTAAATTGCGTTCCTGTATCATAACGTCACCTCACCTATACTGTTGTCTTCCTGGGTACCCTATCCCTTCCATCAAACCCACGACATTCTGCCACCATCTCGCAATTGTTCCTAGCTCCTCATCCTGTTCCAGAGCCTGCTCGGTGCGACCAATGGTCGAGATTAGCTGGCGCCGATGGAAGCTGTCGGCCTCCATTATGTCAGCAGTAGAGCGAAGCTGCGGGAGCATGTTCTGTAGGGTTTCCCTATCGTCCGCCTGGATAAGACGCTCTATACTACCCGCTCCTTCAACACCCCCCTGAATAAGGGGCAGAGCGTAATTGTGCCAAATTTCTGCGTCGTACTCAGTCATAACCTCATCGGCATCCTCCGCCTCAGTCAACGCTTGGTCCAGCTGTGCATCCGCCAGCCGTGCCTGTGCCCCAGCCAGACCGACCTGAGCATCGTTGAGTCTGGCCTGCGACATGGTTGCAGCCGTCTGTGCCTCGGTCAGCGCCAGATCCGCACTGCGCTCCATCTGTTCGATACCTTGGCCCACCAACTGCGCCAGCGTAGTTGGATCCTCCTGTTGCATCTGCGTAATCATCTCTGGTGTGAGTCCCTGTCTGCGGAGTTCGTTGGCGATGCCTGGTTCGTTCGCCATCATTGCCATTGCCATATATTGGCCTTCCTCTTGGTACTGTTGATACTGCCGATCATAGAATTCAATAGCCTGCATCATCTGCTGCTGCTCCATGGTGAACTCTTTGTACATCCGGTCCAGGTTGGCTTGGTCAAACTGCAAAGCAGCGTTCATCCTGAACTGCGCCAACCACTGCTGTTCCTCTCTACGATCAGCCTCCATCTCCCGCACCGTAGCCTCTTCTTCTACTATAGCCCACTGTGCGACGTCCCGGAGTTCGTCCTCCAGACCCATGACTCTCTCAGCAGCATCCCGGGAGATTTCCGAGATTTGGGTCATGACTGCATCATCCACAGCATGGAAGTCCTCACCGAGTATGGACGAGTACAACAGTCCTCGTCCAGTGAACTCCTCACGGGCCTCAGCACGGTAATCTGCTGCCGCATCGTGCAGATCATCTTTGGCCTTCCGAAACTCATTCGGGAACCCCCGGCGGAACTTGTCCAACTCTCTCTGGATCTGCTGCTTCTTGGGTACTGCCTGCCGCTGGACTACATCGTGGGCAGCCTGCCGGATTTCCTCGTCCGTCATGGGTTCCATGTCCGGATCTGTCATCAGGTTCCGGATGTACTCCTCATCTATGATGGGATCAGGTGTATCCACACCCACGTCCCATGCTTCAGGATCATCCCACGGAGCCACGGGCTCTTCACGATCCTCCATCCATGCTTCGAGAGCACCAGCATCAGCGAGCACCTGACTCAGTTCATCTTCTGGTTCAGGATCAGGCACTCCTTCTTCCACCGTTCTGTGGTAGTCATCTACCTCGTCCACCGCCACGCCGTAATCCACATAGTCTGGGTCTACCTCAGTGCGGACATCCGGATCAGCGGGGTGGGTCTCACGTGGCAAGCCTTCCTCTGCGTACACCTCGTCATCGTATATCGCAGGATCATCGGGGTCATACCGAGGTGCTGGAGGCTCTGGATCACCATAGTAGGGAGGGGATACATCTCCCTCCGGTAATTGAGTACCTGTCGGTGTCTGATGTGGTAGATCTCTCTGCTCCGGCCCTTCTAAAAGACGTTGGGCCCCTTCCGTCACTCCTCTGAATGCGTCTGCTGCTATCTCCTCAAGAGGGTACCCCTCTGTGAGTCGCTCACCGTAGTGCCCCAGGATGTTACTCAACCGATCCCGACCCATCCAACCCTGTCCTGTCAATTTCTGGAGTCCCTGCTCTATAGTCTCGTGTGCCCATATGGGTTCTCCACCCTTTTGCTGGACCATCTGCCTCACCTGATTGATCTCCTGCTCTATAGCCGCCTTTTCCTCCTCATCCTGTGATTGGTGCATAGCAACCTTCAGGGTCAGGATCAGCTCGTTCATTTGATCTATGGCGAGCCCCGGTACATCATGCTCTTCGGGTAGTCCTATTCCACCCTCTGGTCCTGCCTCGGGACCCACACCAGGTGCTCTCCCCGGCGCTGCTCCCGCCGGCGCTCCTCCCGCTGGTTGCTTTCTGCCCCTCGCCGGGTGCGGCGGTCCAGGAGCCACGCCCATCTTACCGCGCTGCTGCTTCATCATTTGAGCCTGTCGCTCCAGTCCCCCATTGTGGTCTGTGGTCCCATGCCCCCGCAGGGTTGCCATTACTTGGTCAACTGGATCCCTCTTCGGCATCTGGTTCCACCTCCTCTATCTGCTGCACTGCTTCCTCATACATTGATTCCAGAAAGGCTGCTCGGGCTGAATCCAGCATGTGGACAATGGTCCACGCCGGAAGCCCCGAGGAAGCACATACCTGAAGAATCTGTTGCCGAACCTCTACAGCTCTCTTGTCTGTTCTCACTCCAGATCCACCGTCCCCTGTGATGTGCCATCCTTGAATACCTCTAAGGTACTATTATATACCTGAAGTGTGTACTGGGTGCCCCGATCCGCGCCCAGTACGACGTACCTTCCATCCTGTGCAGTTATATCTCCATCTACCTCCACATCGCCATCGGGAACATGTATGCCATCGGGAACATGAAGTCTGGTTCCCAACCACATAGAGCTTCCCGCACCTGACTGGAAGTACAGATTACTGGGCGGCTCGATCTCGATGCTGCCGTAACCCCCAAAGTCAATCCCGTCCCCCAGCGTGTTGGAGGCCATATAGATGTTCTCCCCTACCGTCAGGTCGGTATCCACATCGATGGTGACGCCACTAAGAGTACCCGCCCGAATATTATCAGCAGTCAAAAGCTCTGTTTTGATTTTTCCCCCAATTATGATGGTCTCTCCCAGCATGGCTTTCTCAACCATATCTTCAAAGGCAAGAGAACCTGCATCTTCTTCGTCTAGCTTTCCTGTAGGATCATACCCTTCACCAAACAAGGTTCCACCATCTATGTGCAACATATTGGAGCGAATATATCCACCCTCAATTATGGTCTCTCCCAGCATGGCTTCCTCAACCATATCCTCGAATGCCATGTCTCCAATGTTAGCGAGAAAATGTATACCGATCCGTTCTCCTCTGTCTCCTCTGACAGCAACTTTATTGGCCTCTATTCTATCTACCTGACGAGTACCCACAGAACCGTCAGCCATGTGGACTCCCTCGATAGCCCCTGTTGCCAGGTGCTCTCCAGAGATATTACCCCTGACCAATCTATCCAGTAATTGGAAGTTATAATTGACATCTTCCATATCTCGAACCTGACGTAGCATTAGGGCACATCCTTTGGTATTGCGACATACGATAGAGACAGTGGTATCAGATCTTTATCTGCATCTTCCTGCTCCAATCTGACTTCGAGAAATCTGGCAGTCTTGCCCACAGGAACGCGGAGAGTGTGTAGTCCTGTATCTCCCACAGACCACCTGGCTCCCAGTTTCTCCCATTTGCCTCCGTCAATACGACCCTTCACAACCAGAGTTCCGGGGTCTTCCTCGAACAGGAAGTAGAGATCTCCATGATCTGTCTCAACCTCTGGAGACTGCACACCTACCGGGTGAGTCTGGATAAAAGACGCAATTGGTTCATTGTCTGGATCAGTCAGACTGTTTCTGTCCATACGGTACAATTGGTAGTCTCCATCCTTTGCAAAGTAAAACTCATCGTCCGAGATTCGTATCGGAGTAGTCTGGGTCATTTCGGGTTCGTCCCAAATAGACCACTTCTCCTGGTCTGTGTGGTACACAAAGATTATCTGTCCCCCACCTTTTCTCGGACAGGACAAAATATACCTGTGCCCATACAGTGCGCTGGTGGCCTCCTCCAGTTTGCTCTTGTCCACTTCATCATTGAATCTATCCTGAATTGACAGAGAAATTCTTTCTGGCACACTGTCCGTCTGGAAGCGGTAGATACCCTTTCGGTGGACAAAATAGGCGTGAGGGCGCACGAACTGCATGGAGCGATGCGATGCCACTCCTACGCTGGAGTCCAGAAGGTCCACAGAGAAGTTGTCCCGTGTCCATCCACGAAGGTTGTATAGAGATTCTTCTTTACCTATGAGTAGACCAGATTCTCCTATAGTCAAGAGACCAGTGATTTCTTCTCCATCCTTCGTACCTATCTCGGCTTGAACTGCTGCCGTGGCTCTACCATAAGGGTTCCAGGTATAGGGATCCCCCACATCAGACATGTGTAGTCTGAATGGATAGTCTGGGTCTCCCGCCATGACAGCTCTTGTATGGTACTCAGTCATGTACTTACCCTGCGGTACTTCTCTGGGCAGAGGTAGTTTGTCTCCTATCTCTCCAGTATCTGCGTCGAATTCGTACATTGTGTACCACACGCCGGGTTCCTCGTCGAGGTCAATAGCTGTCTCAAGCAGTGTCATAAAAATTCTTCCATCGGAATACCAGATATTTCTAACTGGGAATTCTGGAGGATCTTCTGGCTCTATACGCTCTCCAAACGAACCACCTTGAAACTCGTACACCGAGAAGTAAGGTGGAGCATCCTCTCCAACAAATATATACTCTGTCTCCTCATCATAATAAATAGTATAACATCTATCATTAGGGGTCTGAGCCGGATCACTCACCCTGCCTCCTATAGAACCGTCGAACTCGTGGACAGTAATGTGAGGAGCATCTCTATGTGCCACAAAGATATATCCATCCGAATATTGGATGGCGTACCCCGTACCATCCCTCATATCTCCCGGATCATCCAGTCTCTCCACAACTTCTCCCGACTTCCATGGGTATTCGTCGTCAGGATCGAACGTATCATGATCCAACAGATACACACCAAACAGAGGTGTAGAATGTCCCGCTTGTGTAAAGAACAGATGTCCTGTCTCATAGTGATCTCCATCGTAGTCCAGATCGTGTACCCCATTTTCCGGGCGAATCTCTGAACTTATTACGGAGCTTTCTTCCAGAAGTTGTTCTCGATATAAATCAATACCCTCCCACACCAGATAGGGGGATCTTGCGTGTGCAGTAAATAAGGCTGGCCCTGCAAACTGTATAGCATTGGGCAGTCCTCTGCCCCCAGGATCAAATGTAAGTATTGGCTCCGACTCAAAAGCAGTTCTTGCAGGGTTGAAATAAAATATACCTGCTTTGGCGCCAGCAACTGCGAGATACCCTTCTCTGTAGTCCATATGCCCTGGACGAATTTCTGTCAAATCATCTTCTCTGGGCAGAGTTGCCTCCATACCCGCCCTTTCTCCTTTATAAACTCTCCGCACGCTGAGGTTAGGAGAGGCAGTAAACGACATAAAGAGGTGCCCATCTACAAATAACATATCTCTGGGAGGACTGGGCACCCTATGCTCAGTATTATCTATCTCTTCTCCGTCCCAGATAAAGGGAATGAATACTCCATTAGCGACAAGAACGAACTCGTGCATATTCAACATGTACACAGGAGCCTCCGCCACCTCTGGATCCTGGTACAGTACCTCCCAATTCTCTTCCTCATCATCCCAGTAATAGATAGTATCATCAGCTGCAGCAAGCAGGAAGAGATCTCGGGTCGCCACGTTCTTGTACTCCTTCAACCCAGTAATGCCTAGATCTCCTGTATCTGGGACAGGTGGCAGATCTACAGTAGCCACACCGGGGCGCTTGCGGACCCGCCCAATACGGGCCAGATCCAGGTTGAGCAGGTCTGCTGAAGTGCCCTCCTCCACATCCAGAAGTACTGGGGAAACATCAGTTACCAATCCCCCGTCCAACCGGGGGACGCGAAGAATTACCTTCTCCATGGTGGCCTCCCATCATCTGGATATGTGTCAGCAGTCCGGAACTTGCCTCTCCGTCCACTCATGGCGGGCCAATAAATCGACTGCATCATCGGTTGGCGTGCTCTCTGCCCCTGTGGGATCGACCGACTCTGCAAGCGTTCCTCGTGGTGTAGGAAGTTCCGGTAATGCTGAGCCGCTCGCTCGTAGTCTCTGCTTTCGCGGTAGCATCCAGCAATAGCGTACTGCACCACAGCCTCATCAGTGTGCGGCGGCAGCTCCATCTCGTCATCTTGCCCCCGCAGCGGTTTGGGCATCCGGGTGATCCACAGGTCCAGCTCCACATCTGGCTCCACCTCACCGAACAGGATAAGCAGGGAGCCCCACAGGTACCAGGAGCGGACTTCACCTATCTGCACCCGGGCGAGGTTAAACTCGTTTGGTCCAACATACATGATCTCCCTGTCCGCATAGACCACTCGAACAATATTTTCCAGCAACCGTGTATCGATTACCTCATCGAGGTCGAAGTAGTTGGTCTCCTCCCCAACAGCCTCTCGCCAGTAGTCCTCCCAGTCGTCACCCTTTCCGGGCTCGTTGTCCTCCGCGGCGGTGTGGTCATCCGTGCAGTAGTACCACTTGAGCGGATGGTAGACCACATCTTCCTCCTCATAGGTGCTCCCATTCTCCCACACCTCATCTGAGGTTCGAAAGGACACCTCATCCCGGATAGGATACATGGACGACAAGACTTGTATTGCTGAGTTGATGTGCTCGCCGATGATAAAGCTGCTGTAGCCCGCACCGTCAGGACCCTCGGCACGAAGTTCCTCACGTATTCGCCTGCGGAGTGCAGCCAGTGTGCGCTTCATGTTATTCACCCACTTCCGGATTTCTAGGTAGAATGCCCAGACGACCCTGTAGAGCAACATAGTTGTCAACCATTACAGTTGCATCATAACCTATCACATCAAGAGACTCAGTAGTTTCGGGAGAGAAATGGAACCTGACTTGGCCATCCGTTGGCTGACATACGATTTCTCCGGGTATCTCCAAAATAGAATTATCATCATCCCAAGTATAAGCTATCTTGAGACGAACATCCATATCTGTGAAATCATATGGATCACCCTGAGAATCGTGAAGTTGTACATATTGGGTAAATTTTGATCCTCGGTGTACTTTAATATCCAATCGGCTAGCCAATTCTTTACTCATTCCTGTATCACTCCTTCTGTTTCTATCTCTTCTTCATCTCGAACTTCAGTAGTAAGTTCTGTATCCTCCCGAACTTCAGTAGTAAGTTCTGCATCCTCCCGAACCTGCAAATTCAACCACAGTGGGGCAGGTCTGCGTCGTTCCAGCAACAATGCCATTTCATGTCTGTAAGGTTCTTCTCCCCAGGAGTGAGATCGCCAGGAGAATATACCATTATAGCCAGACTCATATGCCAGAGCCAGAGACATCCTGTCTACAGCACATCTTTCATAAAGTATCGGATTACCAAACTCTACCTCTGTCCATGTACCCAGTGGAGTAGGACCGGTTATATAATACAATAAATCATTTGTGTGGTAGACAATCTGTGCTCTGTTATCCGGTCTGTGGAGTAGGAGAGGATTCTCTCCCAGATCATCTAACGTTTGTTCACCAATGAATGTTAGTTCCACAATAGTTCTACCCCCTAAGCATTGGC